TACTGCTCGACTTCAATTCTTGTGTTGTGCAACTTGCCTTGACCCACCCCAATGATTGTCGCTTCTTCTCGACTTTACAAAACTCACATCAGGACCATTCACCACAATTAACTTCAATTTGACTCATCTCAAAACAATCGTTTTAGGTCTTACGTTAAACCTTCTTAACACCTCTAGGATTTAATCGTCTGCGAGGTGGAAATCGCTTCCATTTATTTCGCCGTCAATTATCTCAGTGTGGCTCCATGATCCTCAGTGTCTCTCAAATTACTTCTTCGTCAATCCTTACTATCCTTCTTGACTCGTTACTCCTTGATTCTCTTTGATTCAACTCAATCGCTTGCCAGTTCCACGATTAAGAACTGGCTTAATTATCTTTTTTCTTTCTTGTTAAAATCTTTTTAAATATTGTTTTACTTAATCCTTTTAATAGTGCCAAAATAGCTGGGCTACTCGCAGCCAACAAAGAAATAGTAACAACATTAAGAGCAGCACTAGGCGTAGGTAATACTGATTTAATGAAAGTGACTTCTTCAAGGATTGGTATGCAATCTACCTCATTTTTAGCACGTTTATAAGCAATAATCCTTTCAGTTCTTAACTCTGATGTAAAACTTCCAACAGGTAATACACGAGATAGATCTGGACATGGTGGTGGTTCTATATTTTCTACCTTTTTTTTAGGTGGTGGGATAATTGGAGGTTTGTATATTGCTTGCTGTTCTGATTGTGTAGGAGTTACTGTTTTTATAAGTTTACTTGGATCGTATTCTATTGGATTAAAAGAGGGCATTTCTCCCTCTGGACAAGTTATATATGCGTTTCTATCGTTGTATAAAATACTAGGATTTTTTGTTATTTCTAAATCTCTGTGATATAAATTACAGCCTGGAATATTACCTGTTAAAACGTGTTCTATTGTTAAGGGTGTTTCTGGTATATCTATCTTCGGTATTTTTATCTCAGGAACTTTAATCGTAGGCATCTCTTTTCTTTAATACCTCTACCTCCGAGAAGCATTTAGGACAAGATAAATTAGTCATTACAGAATACTCAGGATAACCATTCATATTCTCTTCAATATCAATGTCACCACCTATTATTAGCTCTGTATCGCACCAATAACATTTCATAATGGTAATACAGGTCCACTAAATTTTGGTAACTTTTTTTCTATTTGTGATGGCATAATTTTATTTACATTTTTCATTACTTTTTCCATCATCATCTTTTCAAACTGAGGACTTGTTACCCATTTGTAACCAGCCCATCCAGCTCCAATAGTTGTTAATGAAATTGCAAATGATAAAATTGATAAGATAGAAGAAATCTTATTTAGCATGAATAAAATACCATTAACTTTTATTGTTATTATAACTTTTTGTGGAATCTGTGCAGTTGCACCATTTTATTTAACCTTATCAAGGTTAACTATGAAGGTACACCAGAAAATACAGTAGGTGTTTTTGATTCTGTTATCTGTTCAGCAATACTTGTTTCAATAGCAGTAACTTCATCAGTACCGATTGCAGCTTTAGCCCACGCAATTAAATTGTCTTTCGTAACAGAAGCCAATGCAATAAACGAACCAGCGTCAGCTTCAGCAAGACCTACAGAACCATAAGAAGATCCAGTATGATCTCCGTCTGTATCACTAGCAGTCCAGTGAACAGTTGTTATAACGTCAGATAAAGACCCGACAGTTTTTGTTCCATCATAAGAAACAACATCCCAGGTAACAGCCATGATAAAAAATAACTTTACTAATAGTTTAACTCTATTCTACGACTTCGCTAGAAGTTTGAACACTTTCTTCTTCCTGTACCAGCGAAAGTAGTTCTGCGTATTGAGCACTTTTCATGTCAAACTCAGATTTAATTTGTAATCTTTGACTTTCTAATTTCTTCTGCTCTTCAATTAAAGCATTATATTTATTAGCAAGAGCTTGTGCTTCGTCCTTGCGTTCTTCACATCTTTTGGATAATTTCGACATAAACTTTATGTAATTATCTTAAAGTGTAGCTGTTGGAACGTATAACGGCAATACGGATAATAATACTAACTATTTTTTTTTTTTTAAAGTTTTTCTAAAGCTGCAACTTTAGCTGCTAATTCTTTAATCGCTTCAACAATTGCACCAGTTAAACCCATATAATTTAAACTTTTATTTCCTTCTTCTCCTCTAATTAATTCAGGATAAACCTTTTCAACATCTTGTGCTACTAATCCCATTGACTTTTCGTTGTTATTTTTATAAGTAAAGTTAATTCCTAGTAATTGTGTTATTTTACTTAAAGCATTTTGTAAAGGCTCTATATCTTTTTTGAATACAATATCTGAGTTAGGAGTAATTGTACCAGAAGCTAAAATGTTACCTGTCACATGAAGGACTTCAGAAGGCGAAGTATTATTAACACCGACTTTTTGATTATTTAGGATTGTTAATGCTTCAACTAAACCACTGCCACCATTTGTAAAAAAGTGCATAGATCCATCATCTTTATTTGTGGTATCTGCACCAGATTTAATAATAAAACCAGCAACTTTATTTGTAGTCCAATGACCAAAAAATTCAGCTATTCCAGTATTAGCACTTGTAGTTGTTCCTTGTAATGCGATTCTTGCACCAGAAGTCAGACCAGTGATATTAAAAGAACTGGCAGTTGTATCAAGTGGTGATGTTAAACCTAACAATAAACGTCCAGACGAATCTACACGCATACGTTCATTCGCATTGACATCGAAAAGCATATTGTTTTCAGCATGAGCGTATCTGATTTGACCTATGTTGTTATCATCTGCATCGCCGAAAGCTAGTCTTCCTATTGCAGTAGTTCCAGTATTTATTGTAATACCAGCGTTACCAGATCTATTTATAACGATATCTCTAGCATTTGCATTATAACCAGCTGGACCTGTTGTACCTATACCTACTAAATCTGAAAAATATGCGTCACCGTCACCATCAATTTCAAATTTTACAGAGTTTGTAGCATCATGATTTGATCTAGCTTGAATTATAGGATTACCACCAAGACTTGTTCCTCTATAAACAACAAGCTGTGCCGTTGAGGGGTCAGTAGCTCCGATTCCAGTTTTTCCATCAGAATTTATACGGAACCGTTCAGTACCAGCACCATAATTACCTCTATAAATTCTAAAGGTTCCATCACCCTCTGCACCAAAATGGTAATTATTAGAAGATGTAGCACTAGCTCCACCTTGGAAATATGAACTGCCTTTTATAATTCCATCAACTTCGAGCTTTTGATCAGGATCAGTAAGACCAATTCCAACTTTTCCATCAGATGCAATACGCATACGTTCTGTTGAATCAGTTACGAAAGCCATAGTAGAGGTAGCGGGTCTATGTATAGCAACACCTTCTGAAGGTGTAGAACTATTACCTCCGATTGCTAAAAAACTACTTGTACCATCAGCGCGAATACCTCCATTTACATCTAAAGTTCTACCCGGGCTTGATGTACCGATTCCAACTTTTCCATCAGACTGAATACGCATACGTTGCGTATTATTAGTAGAGAATACGATAGGAACCGCATCAGTATTACCTATAGCAAGTGCTGATACTGGACTTGCATTAGCAGTAGTGTAGATCATTGCTACATCATTTCTACCAATACCAAGTCTTGAGTCATCTCCACTATCAGTTACTCCTTGTCCATTCCATATTAAAAGGGGTGCGCCGCCTTGTGGTGATCTTATGAAAATTTGTTGTTCGTTTGATGAAGATCCTTGAATATCAAGTCTACCACTAGGACTTGTTGTACCTAAACCAAGTTTGCCATCAGTTGCAATACGCATACGTTCTGTAAAACTTGAACCAGTACTTGCTGCAAAAACTAATGCTTTTCCTTCAAAAGAAGCAATATTTGTTGATGACCCTTCTGCATTTATTGATGCAACCTTTGTCCCACTATCTTCAAATCTAATAGCTGGATTTGTTGCATGATTAAGAGTTAATAAGCTTGTAGCACTTGTTGTACCAATACCTACTTGTCCAGCTGAATCTATAGTTAAATGAACATCTCTAGAAGTATTATTATTTGTGTAAGTACCAAGTTCTAAATTATTACCAGATCCTCCACCTATAAATTTATGTCTAGCACCTGTTAAAAACCTTGTATCTCCTGAAATAGCTGTTTCTGCTGAAACTTCTAATTTATAGCCAGGGCTTGTTGTACCAATACCTACTTTTCCATCAGATGCAACACGCATACGTTCTGATCCCTGAGTAAAAAATAAAACACTTTTACTCGTTTCTCTATTATTTATAAAAAAATCATCATCACCATTTAAACCTAATAAAACTCCATCACCAGAACCACTGCCTGTTGAGCTATCAGTAAACTGCATCCTTGCATTTGTATCATTTAAATGCAATAAAACTTGTGGAGATGCTGTACCTATACCTATTTTTCGATTGCTGTCAATATTAATGGCATTAGTACCACCAGTACCTATTCCTACGCTAGATGCAGCATTACCACCGCTTTCTTTCATCAGTGGAGTACCACCAGCCTGTGATCCGTCATGTACTACAAGTGTTTTCTTTGTAGTATCTACTGTGACCTCTCTAGCAGCACCAGTAAATGAGTTATGTTCAGTGGTAGTACCACCTCTAAGTTGTAGTTGGTCAGGCATGGCTAGTTAGATTCCTCCTAAGTTAAAAGTCCCAGATCCTCTGCCTAGGGATACGCGATTTGTAGCAATGGCTTCGTTTGAAAATACTGCTCCATTTATAGCAAGACCTCCTAAGTCTATACTATTTTGACCAGCAGCAGCCGTATATAATGCATTAAAGGCTGCATTTGCAAATTTTGCAACTTCTAAAAGACCTTCTCCAATATTTTGAAAAACAGATCCGTTAAAAACACGAACACGTTTATCAACACTGTTGAAGTACAAATCGCCCTCTGTAATAGCATTTCCTAAACCATCAACAACTGGATCAGATGATGCCTCACCTAAGTATAGTTGAAGAAAATTATTTAGGTAATTTGATGCGTTTGTTACGTTTGTAATATTAGTGCTTACTGTATTTACATTTGTTATCGAACCAGAAACCGTATTTACGTTTGATATAGAACCTGCTGTTGTGTTTACGTTGGCAATAGATCCAGCAACTAAACCTATATCAGTACCATCATTAGCAACAGTTGTTACATCAGATGAAATTCCCGCAACCGTAGTTATATTACTAGATATACCAGCCAATGTATTCATATTGGTAACATTAGATGAAGTACCTAATATATCCATATCTGTAATTACAGAAGAAACTGCAAGCGTATTCATGTCTGAAATTACATCTGAAGTAGCTAAAAGGTTCATATCAGCAACAACATCAGTAGTAGCTAATAAATTCATATCAGCTATAACATCAGCATTTCCAAGTAATGCCATATCAGCTATAGCATCTGCTGTACCTAATAATCCTATTTCTGTAGCTTTTCCCGCTACCGCACCAATATCAGTTGCATCGTTAGCTACAGCCGTTACGTCACTGTCTATATTCGCAACTGTTGTTACGTTACTATCAATATTGGCTACTTTAGTTACGTTTGCGTCAATAGCAGCTACTTTATTGACATTAGTTATGTTTCCAGCAACAGTTGTTACTTCAGTTGCCTTTGGTACAAGTCTATGAAAAGTATAAGTATTAAGAGTAGTGGTAGTCTCTAATATCATTCCAAAGCCAGCAGCAAATGTAGTGCTTGCTGTAGCTCCATTAACAGTTACAGTAGAGTTTCCTACTGTTCCATTAGCAATAGTAAAATTACCACTGCCATCAGAGGTATAAGCTGTACTTAAAGCCTGGATACTAACTAAAGTACCTGCACCATTATTAATATCAGGATTAGCATTTGGAAAACTTAGTTCATTTGCTATTGGTACGAAACCACCTACATCATCTACCAGATCTATAACTCTGGCATCTATCGCTGCCGTTGTTGCTACTTTATTGTCAGCAGAAACCCAAGTTTCACCTGATTGTATTTCTTCTGCACTATCTAAATTATAAAATCTTGCATCTGCTTCTGCTTCTGTATAATACCTACTGTCTAATGCACCAGCAGTTAATTCAGTTTCAGTAAAGTACCTGGTATCTAATTGACCTGCATCTAATTCTGTTTCTGTATAGTATCTACTATCAATTACACCTCCAGAAGTAAGTTCTGTTTCAGTAAAATATCTATTATCTAGCTGACCAGCATCTAACTCTGTTTCTGTATAATATCTACTATCTAAAGTACCAGTAGCTATATCTTCATTTACTATTGTGCCATTTACTATATTTGCACTAGCTATGGTTATGTCTGTTGGTAAAGCACCACCACCTAGTTTTGTAAGACCAACAGAATCATTTAGCAACTTACTGCCATTTATATCAGCAGAAGAGTTAATATCAGCATCAAGTATTGTTCCATTAAGTATTTTATCTGATGTGACCACACCTGTATTAATAGTAGCTGTCTGGGCTCCGTTACCAGCTATCGCTATTGTAAAATCACCTCTATCACCAGCTTGTAATACAGCGTCAGCACCTTGAGGTCCAGCACTGGTTATTGTAACAACAGATGCGTTGTTATCTAAATTTGAAACATTGTAAGTTGTCATTGTGCTGTATAACCTTCAGACATATATATTGTACCTTCTAAAATATATTCTCTATCACCATTTGCATGAATTTTCTTTATATCATAATTGTAAATAGAATCTGTCATATTAGCTGTGTCTGTATGTGATACTTTCCAACTTATATCTCCACCTGTTGCATCAGTTATTGTAACAGTAGCATCTGCCACTTTATTTGTTCTGGATTCATCCCATATCTGAGATAAGACTGTTTTCCCTGTAAGATTTATATTTGTATTATTACTATCTTTTAAATTAATTCCAAAAGCATAACCACTTCTTCTCTGTAAAGTAAGATTTAACTTTCCAGGGCCTTTCATTTAAAATTAAATACCTTAAATTTATTATATGGATATAAATCTAAAAAGTCTATTGTTTATACTTAGAATTTAATTATATACATCATAGCTATGTTACGAGGTCTAGCTTCTGTCCCACCCGCATTACTTTGTGAAATACTTACGCTTATTCCCGTACTTGCATTATCCATAGAAAAATCTTGACCAGGGTATCCACCCGCGCCACCAAAACTAACGTGTTGATTACCTCCAACAAGGAAAACTCTTTTACTTCCTAAACTTGTATTATGGTTATGCCCAGGATCAGTAACAGAAGCACTAACTGAGTGACCATGACTAAGGTTAGCACTACTTTGCGGATCATTAATACTTCTTCCATTATCTACTCCTCGACCATTATCAAAACCTCTTACAAATTCACCTCTTAAATCTGGCACGTTAAAAGTACTAGATCCATCACCATTTCCGTAAGTAGTTCCAATTACAGCAAATAAAGCAGAAAAAGTTGTTCTAGAAAGGGCTTGACCGTCACAATGTTTATATCCTGATGGTACAGTAGCTACTGCCATACAAAATACAGCACCAGTTGGAACCCCTTGTACTAAAGAAAAACTTAGATTACCTGATCCATCAGTTTTAAGAAAACCACCATTAACAATAGAAGATGGCAAAGTGAGGGTAACTGTTGAACTCAAACTTGATGGTGCTTTTAGAGCTACATGTTGGGTACTTGCAGCATTATCGTAACGTATAGCTTTACCATTTTTTACTATCATTCCATCATCATCAAAAACAAATCTAAGGTTTCCAGCAACAGCAACACCTAATGTATTTGAAGCTTGTCTAAAAATTCCTAAATCGGTATCGCCATCAAAGCTCAAGGCTGGGCTGCTAGAACTATTTGAGTCATCAAGTAAAAGTTGACCTGTCATTGTGCCACCTGATCTAGGCAGCAAACCTAAATTAGCCTGATCTACAGAACCTATTGTTGTAAAACCAGTGTTGGCTCCGTTTCTTATTTTTAAATTATTACTATCTCCTGTGTCCACGTACGGCATGAAAGCTTCTGTATTACTTGGATCAGAACCTCCACTATTAAGAGTTTTTATCGCATCAAGAACAGCATTAAGGTCACTTCTCACGCTGGCCCCTGAGGCATTAGCGATATTATAGTCTCCTACTTGGCTCATTTAAAAATACTTTTCTCCATACTACACTCCTTTACCATATCCTACAGCAGAAAAAGTAAAAGATCTATCGACAAAAGTTGAATTATTATTTTGCATAACTTTTAAAGTAAATCCTGTCCCGCTTACATTTGTAACTGTAAAGAAATCTCCAGCTTGAGCATCTTGAATAGTAATACCTATAGAAGGTAAAAACGCATTGGCTCCACCTAGACCAGTAGCACCTGTAAAAAATGGCGTTCCAAAGGTTACTGTTTTACCAGATGCAGACGTTCCTGATTGTTGTGGAGCGGTAGATGTAGTGCCTCCTGTTTGATAATTTTGTTCTGTCCGTGATTGAAATTCGGCTGTATAACCTGCTTGCTGTACGTTCATATTTTGTGAGGTATTTGTAGTCTCTAACAGTAACTTAAATTTAAACCTACGGCCTCTAAATGTTCCGTTTGCAAAATTATTGAATACTCCAAAACTTCCTGATGCTGTCTGAGATGTTGCTACTTGTATCTGACAGTTTGCTTCATTAGCTGCTGGACCATCAAAATTACCATCAATAGCATAATCATCCCAAAAAGATCCACTAGGAATAATAGTTTCTATGTCTGTACCTATAACAAAACCAATAGAACGAATTACTCTTTTCAAGTCAAGAGAGAATACAGCACCTAAATCTAAAACATCTTTAAATTCATATTCTCCTGAAGCATTTGAAGTTGGGTTGGTTAACTGCAATGCACTGGTTGTATTATTAAATTGTGTATTAGTATCTGTTCCTTGAAATGGAGGACTGTCTAAATCTTCTCTATCTTGCAATATGACTTGTGCATCGATTAAGTCTGGTAAATCTTGAATTACACTTGCTTCTCCTAAACTAAAGTTTCCTTGGTCGTCTTGAAATTTAAGAATATACTCACCTTCTAAAGAAGGTACAACTACATCTGTAGTATTACCAGCTAATGCTGTAACAAGATCAATTGAATTTTGAAATGTACCTGTGCCATCTGTTAAATTACTATGCCTTACATAAACTCTTCCACCATGCAAAACATCAGCATCTATAGCTTGAGCCCATCTAAGTCTTACTAATTTATTAGTAATGGGTTCCATTGAAAGATTCTGAACATTACCTGGTGGTGCTGTCTTACCGACAGCATTAAATGTTAAATCTGATGATGTAGCAGATAATTTTAAAGCTGCATTAAATGAAAATACTCTAAATTCGTAAGTTCCTGCCTCTGTATTTAATATTTCAAAATCAGGTCTAAACACAACTTCATTTACCCAGTTAGTGTTATTAAATCTATACTGAACAAGATATTGGCTTACACCTGTTACTGATACCCAGGATAAAATTAATTTAGTTACCGCAAGAGCATTTATAACAACAACTCTTTCTGATGCCTGTAAGTTTGCTGGTGGATTTTTGGGTTCGTTTAATAAAGATATACTTCTTGAAGGTAAACTTACTCCAGATTCAATATTGTCATACTTCCCATCAATATAAGTTAATGCAGTAATCGCGTAGTTAATACCGTCTTGTTCTTCTACTGTTATTACTCTAAATGTTTGTGCTTCTAAAGTAGAACTTTGCAGTAACCATATAGCATTTACATTTGGTGCTGCAGATAACGCTGAATCTAAAGTAATTACACTTCCTATAATTCCAAGCACATTTTTAGTTTCTACTGTGCCATTAGGTAATATCACACTACATTTCTTATTAGTTCCAGTAAACGTATTTAAATCTTGTGTATTATCAACAGTAATCTGAGTGGTAGTTGCTGCATTTATTCTTCCTGATCTTCTTTCGCCACCACGAACAGGATCGTTGACAGAGATTACAGATCCAGGTCTTACGATTGCACCGGCATCTATTGATGTTGTAAAACTAATAACTTCTGATTCGTTTTGTTCACTAAATAATATTGCTTTACCTAATCTTTGGGCTTGACCACGAGAAGTACAGGCAAATGCTTTTACATCTTTCTTTACTATTCCAAGTTTTGCTTGTGCAGTAGTATCTTCTACAACTTCATAATCTATTTCTCTACTATCCATATTGAAATAGCTAACAGAAATAACAGTATGTCTTTGTTTCAGGCTGCTGCCAGAATATGAAAACCCACCTTCACCTACATTTGCCAAACTAAATAAATAACTTGGATCTGTTGGTTTATCCTGTGAAATAGTAACAGAACCTTCAGACCAAATAGGAAAACATCTCATAACACCAGCTAATTCATTGATTAGTGTGTATGCCTCCATAGATCCCTGTAAATTTACATTACAACTAAATCTGGCTTCCTGTCCTCCAAATCCATCTGATACCAATTCATTTGCGTATCTACTGGCTGCTACAAAACTAAATAAATCTAAATTACTATCTGTAATGTGCGTTCCAAAACCATATCTTTCTGTAGTTAATAGATCAAGAAGTATCATTGCAGGACAGGAACACCAAACAGCAGCACCCATTGTTCCGTTAAATATATATCCATCAGGGTAGATAATTCTGCCTGTCTGTAAATCAACAGAAGGTGTTCCAGAGCCACCTGCACCTGCACCAGGTATTCTTACTTTTACGCCACGAATACGAAAAGCTCTTTTTGGTATAGAGCTAAACTGTTCGGAATCTATTCTTAAATTCGTGTAAGCACTATTTAAGTATGTTTGTTTATCATCAATAATCTCACCAAGACTTGTCCAAGTGAAAGCATCAATAAGGCTAGAAGAAGTGCTATCTGCTGTAACTCTTACCACTCTTATGTCTACAGGAAACGCACCAGTTATATTTACACGATATTCTTTTTGGTACGCATCAGCAGTTCTACCTGTGATGGTATCTGATAAAACATCGCTAAAACCACCACCGTTATATTGAACTTGTATCTTTAACTCAACAGTAGAACCAAGTAAATCACCTTTATCTGTTGCTTTTTGTAACTGTGGAAATGTAATTGTAATTTTTGCAGCATCTACATTTGTATTTGTAATCTGACGAGTGACGGCAGAAGAGTTTGTAACTGTAACTCCAACACTTGTTAATGACTGACTACTTTCAATTCCTGGAATATGTTCTTGATTTGATGTACCGAAACGAGGTGTAAATCCTACATTTTGAAAATTAAAATCTGCTGTTGCAGGACTTGTGTTGCTGGCATTTGCATTAAGTATAGGAGTATCATTTAAAAATATATCTTTTAAAGCTGCATTGTTATATGCCGTAGTTCCTTTTGTTAATCCTGCTTTAGATGGAGTAGCAAACCCTTCTATTTCACCTTCAGATAATAAATCCTGGATCGTAGCAAACTGTCTACTGTTTAACGTATCAGGTGCTCTTGTCGGAGTTTCTCGGGCTACAGGAGGACCACCAGAACCTCTAATAATTTTATCTGTCATGCTTGTACCTGATTTGTGTCAATTCCTGCTGAGATAACAACTGATCCTGTTACTATTTCACCATATGCAATCGGATGGCTAGTTCCTGCACGGCTAGTATTTTGCACCCCAGAAAAACTAAATGATATTCTTGGATCTTCTTCATTTGAAAAGTCAGGTGGTTTAGGCAAAGGAAATAACATTTCACTGACACCCATTAAAGTTAAAGCAATTCCTAAGTTACCTACTGCTGCTTGGAATCCACTAAAACCTACTGCTGCTGAAAATCCTGTGCCACCAAATACTGCACCAGGCATTGCAAATGCTAATCCAATCATTGCTACTCCTAATAAAGTTTTTCCAACACCCCCACCAGCACCAGTAATAACAGGAACAATACTTATATCTGATTGTCCAATGGGATTATGTAATTCCGTTTCATCAATATCATAATCATCTACAAGTACTTTATAATATCTATCTGCCATATGTGCCTCTAACCTTGGGAAATTAGTAACAAGAAAACGTATTGCATCAGCAGTAGAATTTATTACAGCATCTAATTCTTTAT